ATTAAATTTAAAATTATTTTCATTTTTTCCAATTTTTCCCTTGACAAGTCGGACTTTACCGTATATAATCTGGTATGTCCAGCTTTCAGAGAGTAATATATTAAGCTAGTGCTTAGTTATATTCCCACTCATAATATCCAGCAACTCTCTCCGACTTATCTTCTCTTTCCCTTTTTCGAGGGTGTCTTTCAAGTTCTTCATATCTTTTTTTAATTTAAGGTCTTCTAATTTTTCTTTTTTAATCTGGTCAATTTTTCGTTTTGTATACCCATAATATTCAATTAAATTAGAGTCGGCTTTAGCGATTGTTACTAGTCTGTCTCTGTGAATTGAAAACATATTGTCCGAGGAATGGACAATCCACTCAACTAAAGATATTTGGTCTATGATGTTTCCCATCTCACCAACATCTGTATGAGTTCTTACTTCTAATGGTTCGATTAGTCTAACGAATTTTGAATCATCTGCAACTGATAGATAACAGCATATCTGTTCACCTGAATCGATTTTGACAATTTTTAAATCTTCTGGCGTCATATAACTATTTATCTTTCTTAAACTCCAACAATATACAATGTGTGCCACCTAATTGTTCTTGTATATCGTAGTTTATTAGAGCCTTTTTCATTAATAATTCTAAATTAAACACACCTTTATTATTAAATGTTTTGTTCTTATCTCTATGATTATCACCACCAATATAATCGTGGAATACAACCTTAAAGTTCTTTGTAGTTCTTTTCAATATTTCGTCACAATCTATATCATTTAGTTGACCATCAATAAACAGAAAGTCAAAGTTAGCATGATCAGTAGATTTCCACCACTCATTACTTGTACAATTATATCGTCTTGCATTTAAACCATGGTACAAGAAAATGTCGTCTTTGTCAATGGTATGTAATCTTGCACCACATAATGCTAGAGCTGCGGTAGACTTACCAGTGCCAGTGCCAATCTCTAAAATTTTTGTCGCACCTCTGGATACATCTAATAAAAATCTAAAGTCTTCGTCTGATATCATTTAATTCTAAAGTATTTGTCTGTATCAAATTTTTTAGATAAGCCAAACACTACTAACTCTCCTACACCTTTGACATCATGCATAAACTTAGTATGATGCAATGCCATAATATTATTACCTGACAATGTTTTTGAATCCAATATCTTTTCTGGAAAGTTGTGATCATGTAAAGTAACAGTGAGTTCACCTCTTGGCACCATAAAAATAACTGCGCTTTCTAAAGTACCTGGATCAATGTGTGGTCCTTGTAAATCTACAAACCCCTCATAGTAATCCCATACACCCATGTATGGAAACTCATCGTCAAACATTGTCTCTAATTCTTTTCTCATCTCAGCTGTATATTCGCTAAAATCTTCTCTCTTTTCATAGATATTCCACCACGTTCCATCTGACGTTTGTTTATTCTCATCGATAAACTTTGGTAGATTAAATTTTTCTATGTTATATTCTTGTACCGTACACCAATTATACATTTGCAAAATACTCCTCAGGAACCATATCCTTATCTGCCCCAAAAACTAAAAGATCACCTTGACCTTCTACTGAATGAGGATACACTGTGTTATTCAATGCAATGAGACCTTCTATATCAATCGTTTCAACAATCTTAGAATTTTCTTTGTCTTCTTCATGTAAATGTAATTTAAAATTACCAGAGATTTTTGCAACTACTGAACCAGTGTGTTCACCACCAGCATCTGTATGAATAGGACAATGAGTAAACTTCTCATCAAATCTCCATATACAATCGACAGGAGATTCATCTTCAAGTTTTAATCCAGTTGTTTCTGTGATTGATTTTTTAAGACCACGAATGTTTTGTAATACTGCATAATCAACAACATCAAACAATCGTTTTCTTTTTTCTCCTAATGGTGGAATAGTCCACATCTTAGAATTTGCCACTGACTTGTAAGTCCAGAAAGGTTCGTGGTCAAACTGTTCAGTATATTCATTACACATTACTTTCAAGTCGTCTTTCATATTATAATCAAATTTTTTATACCACAACATAATACTATTTATTTGAGTTCTACGTTATGTATTTCGTAGTTAAATTGTTCTTCGTTGTATATCTCAACTCTTTTGGCGAAGTGATCTAGTGTGAAATTTTTATAAGAGCCGATAGAAAGGTCATCAGCGATATCATAAACTGTAGCGCTTTGTTTTTGTTCTCCAAGTCTTAACCCACGACCTATAGATTGTAATATTCTTATAGGGCTCTTGCTAGGGCTACTAAAAATAATGTTGTGTAGATTACGAATATTGATACCAGTGCTGAACGTCCCATAAGAAGCGACAATAATCGTGTTGTCCAACTTTTCGGTAATTGCTCGTATTCTTTCTCTGTCACTTGTCTCTGTTCCTCCATAAACAAAAAATACCTTTCTTCCATCATTTGCTTTTTCAACAATCTCATCGTAGAGAGGTTTACCATGCTTTTCTACGTACTGAAAAAGAATAAGAGTATTGCCAGTACAGGTACTGAGAGCGAGATTGCGAATAAAGTTGTTTCGTACTCGTTTCCCAACAATGTGCTCCATTTCTTCCAGATACGTTGCGCCTTTGATTTGCCGTCTATCTTTTTCATTGTGTTTTAAAACCAAACATTTAATTGTTAATTTACTTAATTGATTTTTGTCAATCAGTTTCTTAGTAGAAGTAGCACGATAGACAGTTCCAAAAAGACCTTCTAACACTAACTTATGCGTCTTAGTACCGTCAAGGGTACCAGTCGTACCAATACGATACTTCGCATTATTCAAAGCAGTCATTATAGTCGTCAATGACTTTGCCTTGAAGTTGTGTGCCTCGTCACCGATCACACAGTCAAATTGTTGGAAATAGTCTTTATCTAGTGTCGCCAGACTTTGCCAAGTTGAGATTACTACATCTTTAACAACGTCTTTATCATAACCGTGATAAATTCTATGACAGTATTTATCAACTTCCCAGCCGTAATCTGCAAAATCAGAATACATTTGTTCAACTAAACTTGTTGTCGGTACAATGATTAGAGTTTTACGATTTGCCATTTGATGAAATCGAACAATCGAATATATGATTAATGATTTACCAGAGGCAGTCGGTGATAGTAATAATAGTTTGTGTCTCTTTAAACACTGATAGATTGCTTGTATTTGATAATCTCTTATCTCAATATCTTTACCTTGTGACTGTGGTTTCAGAGACTTACAGAAACCCTCAACGTCTTTCATATCAATTTTAGTAGAAGAATATACATCTTTACCTTGTACAACTTCTAGTTCATTCTGTTCAGCAAACTTGTGAATATATGCAAGTAATCCACCATAGACTTTACCAGTCTTTTTGTTGTATAGACGTATCTTTCCATCCCATACCCTATTACGATATGCTGGAGAAAAACGAGCCCCAGGTACCTCAAAAGTAAAAAACTCTGAGAGTTCTGCAGCTATATGAGGTTCACATCTTACTTTGATGTAAACTTCATCAACTTTTTCTATACTGAGCCTTGAGTGAATTTCTTCCATTCGATTGCGTTCTTTATATTAAATGTTCGATTGTTGATGTTTCGTATAACACCTTCAATATAATTAATGATTGTTCTAAGATAAACAACTTTTTGAGATTGTTTGATTAACTCAGGATCTGCCTTGATATACTTGTCGATATCTTGTCTTAATACTTTGATATCAAATGGCTTCTCTTTGTAGACACTTTCTGGTGCCTTACCAGTATAGTACTCCCATTTATCTTTTGCAAGTACATCGTAATCATCTTCCGCTTTCTTTAGAAGTAGTGAAAATTTAGATTGATATTTAAGATACTTTGCATGAATGATTGGAGTACGAACGGATTCCATATCCAGTTCAGTATCATCAATCTTCAAATCTTTTGATGCTTCTTCTTGTAGTTTTTCTAAATCCATAATCTATACATTATATCAGGAAACACTATAAAAGTCAAGTGGTTTTATAGTATTTTTATAAATTCTTGTTCTCTATCAAAAAACTTATAGTCAATTTTAGTGGGTTCCATTACATCTAAATGATCGAATACTCTCTGAGGTTCAAAATCTTTGCAACTGTACACGTCAAATTGTACTAAAGATGGTGATTTTTCATCCCAAATATGCAACGCAATATGACTAGTTTCGATTACTGCAAACGCAGTAATTCCTCTGTTGCCTTCCATTTTACAATAACTAGCCACTGGTCCATACATTTCTTTCATTTCTATTTTCTTAATCAGACTTCGTAAGAATTTACGAGCCTTCCCTTTATTGATTATAGGCTTGTTGACTTCCGCACGTATTACACAATGTTTATGTTTCATAATTAAGTTTATTTAGTATTATAATTTTTTAAATTCGTAATACTTGTATCCAAATGTTACATCTGCTTTTAGATATGCGACCTCTGTATCTTCTGTTGTGAGTTGTACCGCACTAATTGTTTTAGGAAAGATATCTCTAAATCTTACTTCTAGTGTCGGGTTGTTCTTTGAAGTTAATAATGTTAATGTTGCGTCTGAGTAGATCGCACCATCAGGTGTTGCTGGTAGTGTTTTACCAATCTCTGTTTGTATACCTCTACTTTGAGATAATGGCATCACATCTTTGTTTTCATTTAACAAGTCAGCAAACTGTGTGTGATTTTCAGGAAACGATAATCCTTTTAACCATGCATGTACTGTTCTATAATTTCTGTATTCTTCGTCAATCAAAAATGTCATTGACAAGTCTTCATACGAAAGATCAGAACCAGCGATTGCGATAGTGTTTAGTGGTGTAGGTTGAGTTAATTGATCAACTGCAATACCAGGAATATTTGCAACTTGTAAAAAGAAAGTTACATCTGGTAGTTTTTGTACTTGAAAACGATACTGCGTTGGAGCTGCAAAGTCCAGTTCGTTTCCACCTGGTTGTCTCTCCATTGCTTGTAATGTAGTCTTTGCTGTGATTGTGCTCATATTACTATTTAGTAGGTTTTTTAGGAGGGATTATTACACCCTCTTTGTCTACATCTTCCCACTCTTTTTCTGTTGCTTTTATGATGAGTTTTTGATCTGATTCAGATACCTTATCTTCATCTTTCATATTATCAATCTTATCCCATAGTTTATCAAAGATATCTACAGATGGTTTCGTACAACCAGTGATTAATAGAATGAGAAATATTTGAATGATTAATAACTTCATACTAGTATTTAGTATTCCGCTAAAAGTAAAAAGGGGCCAATTAAGGCCCCTCTTTGTGGTGTGTGGTTGTGGTAATTCTCAACCAACAATCTTATTACATAATGTTCACAACTTGAACTTTTCTGTAGTAGATGTTAGCGTTCGCAGTACCAGTAGTGTCTGCACCAGAAACCTGAGCAGATGCTTCAGCGAATGGGTTTCTTACTAGACCGTATCTAGTTTTGAATCCAATTTTCGGTTGGAAGCTGTTCTCGCCAACTGCTCTCACCATTTGTAGTGGAACATATGGGCAGTAGAACATACCTGCATCGTAAGGTGAAGTACCTTTGTAACCCACAGTGTAGAACTGTTTAGCAGTTTGGTTAGCTGCATATGGGTCGATGTATACTTTGAATCTACCGTTTAATACACCAGCGAATGTGTTACCAGTGTCATCTACGTTTAGATTGTTGTTTAAAGCAGGTGTGTAGTCAAGTACGCCAGCCATTTGTAAAGCAGAAGCTACGTCTGAAGAACAGATAAGGATATTACCTTTTCCTCTTCTCGTATCTTGAGCAATACTGTTCGCATCTCTTTCAAGTTGGAACATTAAGCCTTTGAACTTCTCTACAGACCATCTACCATTTGAATCAGTATCTAAATCAAAGATACCTGCATTAGTAGTGTTGATCTGAGCACCTTTTTTTGCTTTTGAATAAATTGTTCTGACTACTTCTCTGTTGATCTCAGCTAAGATTTCAGCAGATAGAATGTTTGCTAGTTCAGTCTCAGCATCTAAACCATGGATTGCTTTTAAGTCTTGTGCAAGTTCCATAGTGTATTCTGCTTTAAGAGCTCTTGATCTTGCAGTTACAGTAGTTTTCTCAATTGAGAAAGCCATCTCTGCAAATGCGTTTCCGCTAGCATCACCTAGTGCTTCACCGTAAGCAGTTGTCATACCTTTACCAGTGTTGTATTTTCCTGGTGAAGAATCGTTCAATACTGCTGGGTTAGTACCAGAGTGAATTGTTGATGTAGGGAAACCTGATCCAGATGAACCAGTAGCATTTCTACTTGAAAAGTCTGTGTCAGCCTCGTTAAATAACGCTTCTGTGCCAGATTGAGATGCAAATCTGCTCTTCATTGCGAAGATTAAACCTGTAGGTCCAGTCATTGGCTGTACACCACAGATATCGTATGCAATCAAATTAGGCATAGAACGTCTAACAAGGGAAATTAGAATTGGATCCCAATTCGCAATAGCTGAACCTGTTGCGTTAGTAGGTGCAGCTTCACCAAGAAATGCAGCGTCTTCTTTAAGAGCTTTCTCTTGGTTTTCGAGTATGACAGTTGTTACAGCTCTTCTGTAAGCATCTTTGATCTCAGGAAGATCGGCGTGCTCAAGAACTGGTTGCCACTTCTCTTGTAATGTTTCAGATAAAAACATCGTTCTCTCCTTATTTTCTTTCGTTATAATATTTATAAAAACTTATCATTTAGTAAAGTTTTTTTGTTTTTGTCCTTGAGATTGCGGCTGTATATGCTGACATAGATTCAGACATATCAATCTGTCCGCCCTCGGCGTCATTAGTTTCCGTAACGTTATTCTGAGCTTTTTCTTTCACAAAATAAGATCCTTTTATTGTCTCTAATTTTGCTTTGTAAGAATCAGCATCTTCGTAATCGATACTTTCTACTAAACCTTTAAACTTCTCCTTTTCAGAATCAGCTAGTGAATCTGATACGGATTCAAAAATAGATGCTTTAGTGTTTTCACCTACTTCTTTATTTAAGTCAACGATTTTTGAAGTTGCTTCATTTAACTTCCCTTTAAGTTCTTCGATTTCAGATGCTTGAGCATCTAATACGTTGTACTTTTCATCAGGAATATCAATGTAGTGATCTTCAAATAATTGTTTTAGACCAGAAATAAAGTCTTCAGCGATTTCACCTTTGACACCTTTTTCAATAGCAAGTTCGTTTTCTTTCATCCATTCCTCAACTACGTAGTTAAGGTAAGAATCTACTTTTTCTGTTAATTCAGATTTAGCAGTTTCTTTGGCTTCTTCTAAATTCTTAGCGTATTCTTCTTCTAATCTTTCGATCTCTGCACCAACTTTAGATTTGATAGCAGCTTCGAAGATAGTAGCAGCTTTTGCTTTAAATTCATCAGATAGATCGTCTTGGCCATTGATTAAAGCATCAACATCTTCTTTGACGTTAATCTCTTTAATTTTATCTTTGTGCTTGTCTTCAGCAGTCTTCTCTGCTTCAGCGTCTTTAGATTTTTCTGCGAGTTCCTCGCCATCATGTTCGACTTGGTCGCCAGCGGCAATAGATTCTTTCGGTGGTTTAATACTTGAAGAACCTTGAGAAACAGGAGCAGAATCACCTTTGTCAGCTTTCGCATTAACAGAATCCTTCGTAGGGTTAACATCTTTTGCGTAATCTTTCTTAGGTGCATCTGATTTTACTACAGCTGGACCTGTGTCTGTTACTTCTTTAGATGTTTTCGCTATGTGTGATGGTTCTGGAGCAACTGCCTTTTTAGCTGGTTCATTAGCAGCGGCTTCTGCAACAACTTCTTCAGTTGCAATCGCTTCTAAATCTTCAAGCTTTTTTTCTACTTCTGACATTTAACTCTCTCCTTATTAATTCGAATTAATATAATATAATATTTATAATATTACAATTTTGAAAGGAACTTTTTGAATACGCTAGCGTTTTTCTCTGCGAGTTCAATTCGTTTCGCTCTCTCAATTGTCTTTTTCATTTCGTGTATATCGACTTCTCGTATAACACCATTATCCCAAACCCATTCTTTGCCTTCCATGATACCTTGTACAAAGGCCTCTGGCGCAGATGGATCTGCAACTATGTCGGCTGCAGTTGCTAAGTAAAAGTCTCTACCTACGTAGTTACTACCGCCTTTATTCTCCAGCGACCCCATGCCTCTGGAAGAAACTCCTAATTTTGCACCCTCATCTATTAAGTTTTTCACAATTTTTCCATAAGGGGTGTCCATAATTTTAGCTTCACCTATAAAGTTTTTACCTTCAGGTTTTAATTCGGTGATCATATGAGAAACACGTTCTAAGTTGACAGTCGGTCCGTCAGGATGACCAAGTTCGCCAAAAGCTCTTTTTTCTTCTACGAACTCTTTGTTATAACGATTGACCTCTTTAGTAAGAGTTTCCATAGGATAGATACGTCCGTTTCTGTTCTTCATGTCAGCTTGCATGAAAACACCACGTATCTTGTAATTCTTTTTACCGTTGGTTTCTTCAACGATATATTCTGCGTTTGATACTTCTTCTCTGATAAGTTTCATTTGTAATACCTAGTAACTATTTATAACTTTTCTACGCTTCAGCACTAGCTATTGTACGCAATGGCTGTACTTTTTGAAGTCGCACATGTAATCTCTTGTAATGCTTCTTTAATGATGTACTCAGTACCCCCAGCAGGTATGTAAACAGTCCCTACTGTAGCGCCAGCTGATGCTTCTTTTATCGTCAAAGTTGCAGCTGATGTACAATGTACTCTCACTAATGTTGCCTTACCAATGTTATTGTTAGAGGCGTTATCTATGTTACTTCCTTTAAGTTCTAACTTCATCTATTCTCTCCTATTGTGACAGTATGTCGTCTACAATTTTTTCTAGTTGTCTCTTTGCAGGAGACTTATCGATTTTTGCCATCAACTTAGGTACATCTACGTTACCTCTACGATCTTGTGCGAAGGACATCACTTTGTCAACTTCTTTTTTCAATCGTGGAGGTAGTCGTCTATAAGAGTTTATTTTCTTATAGTCGTCTTTACGCTCCAGTATCTGGTTGTTCAGTTGGCTGAACGCTATCGACATTCTCATCTCCTGATGTTTCAGCAGGTTGTTCTGCTGGTGTTTCTACTTCGTCCGAACTTGCAACAAAAGTTTTTGCAAGGTCTTTTCTTTTCGTATCCAAAACATCACCAACTTTATCTGTCAATGCAGATTTAAATTGAATCTCTGCTTCGATGTTATCGTCTTTATCTAAAGCATCAATCATTTTACTTACTTGTTCACTCATAATTTCTCCTTAATAATTTTGGGCTTCATCATTGTATGGATCTTTGATGATGCCTTGATCAATTTCTTGTTTAATCTGTTCTCTTTGTCTTTCGATTTCTAAGTCTGTCATTCTCAATACGTTTTTAAGAACGTAGTCCATAGAAAAAACTTTACCAACCATTTGGTTCTGGAACAAGTCTTGTGCTTGTTGTAACCTTGAACCTCTGATCTCTTGTTCTTTCATTTCAGAGAAGTAACCATCTTGCATGAAATCGTATTTGATGAAATCTGAAATATTGTTCCAGTCATCTTCACTCACAATACCTTTTAAGATAACTTGTGTTTTTAATGTATCAGAAAACAGATGTATAAATTTCTTTCTTAGTCTTCCAATATATTTCGTAAACTTAATCTCATCTCTGGACACCTCAGTTGCTTTACCTAATTGTAAACCACCTTGTGCTTCGCTGTCCATACGTGAGTAAGGTACGTTTAGAGCTTGATATAATTTCTTTTGGAAATATCTAATGTCTTCAATCTCACCTAAGTTTGAACCACCTGGTAAAGTTGTAATGTCAGTTCCTCTGCCACCTTCTCTTGTAGGTAACCAGAAGTCTTCCAACATAGACATGTAGTTTCTATCATCTCTAATCTCACCAGTTGATGCATCATATACAAGTTTGTTTCTGTATCTGTTCATCACATCTTTAAGATATTGCTCTGCTTTAATCTTCGGTAGATTACCAACATCAATCTTAAAGATTCTTCTTTCTGGTGCTCTGGATATTCTGTAAATAACCAAACTGTCTTCAATCATTCTTAATTGATTAACAGGCTTGATAGCTTTATGTAAATGTGATAGTATTACATTTTTCTGTTGATCAACTAATCCTGATGGACAAAATGAGATTGCGTCTGGATGTATTCGAATACCACCAGTATTCATTGAACCACCAACACCCTTTTCGTTGTACACATAATACTCTTTGTACTCCATTGGGTCTGGTGCATCACCAGGCATTTTCATCTTGCCGTCTTTTTTCTTAATCTCTCTAATCTTTTTAATTTTACGAGGATCGATATATCTAAGTTCTTTGATACCATTTTTAGGTTTTGTTGGATCAATAACTTTGTGATAGAACATTCTACCATCTACATACCAACGTCTGAATATGTCATGCCCTTTTTCTTCAAACTCTAATAGACGTAATACTTCGTCAAATTCGTTTTGAATTTTCTTTTTTAAGTCTAATGAAAAAGTCTTAACACGATCTAAGTTGATACGTACAGGTGGTTCTATTTCGTCTGAGACAATAGCCTCGTTTACGATATCTTCAATTGCTTGATCACACTCAGGTTGAATAGCAACTTCTCTATATCGTCTAATTAAATCTGCTTCATCTTTGATCTTACCTTCAATATCAAGGTAATGACCAATATGACCACCGCCACCGATGACCGTTTGTGAACCGTCATCTACGGAAGGCAACGTAAAGTCTTGTGACGTTGCCTTCTCGTTTTTAGATCGGGTAATCTTAAAACCAAATAATTCTGCCATAATAATATTTATACCCTTTTCTGAAACTACCTATTAAGTAGTTGTATTACTTTCCCAATACTGATATCTCCAAGTACATACAAATTCCTCAACTGCTGTAGCTGCATCGTAGTTTAGATCGATCGCTTGCAACGCTTGAGGGTACATACCTCTAAATGTGTAAGATTTGATCGTATTACCATTTCTGTCTAAATGATCAACAAACGCATCCACTTGATAATCAGTTGGATTTGTAAGTCCTTCATTGTCAGACATATTGTTAATACCGTTTGACCATCTCTCAATCGCATTTCTGATTAAGAAGTCAGTATCATTTAATATAGTTGTATCCCATGTCTCAAACTCTCTATCGCCTGCAACATAGATATTTCTTCCTCTGAAAGGAATAATAACTTCACCAACAGTTGATGCTGGTAATGTTGTTGCACGACATAAGAAAGCCATCGCTTCAGTCTCGCCACCTACTTGTGCGAAACCTGGGAAAGGCATCGTAACTTTGAACTGATTAGCTCGAGCTCCGCCGCCTTTTAATTTAGAAACGAAATCTGATATATTTGCCATGATTATGCTCCTACGACTTCACTGAACGCTACGCCAGTTCTTGTTGCGACAAAGTTAAGTTTGATAAAGTTGATACTTCTTGCAGGTTTTACAAAAATGTCTGCAACAAATTCATTTCTATCGATAACTTCGCCTGTGTTGTTAGTTTCGTCAGCTACCACTGCAAAATCAGTGATACCTCGTCTACCTTGTACATCTCTTAGGAAAGGTTCTACAAGATTTCTAAATTGTGCTCTAGTGAACTCATC